TAACGGTTGCTGTATCGGGAACCATTTGTTTTGCCTGAGATATTCTCTCAGAAGCAAATTTACCTGGATTGGATTGACCAGCCAACGTTGTGGCAAGCATAAACCCAAGTTTGGCTTTTTCAGCTAACTTTTCATCTGCACCTAAATATTTAGAACCCATTTTGGCTAGGTTTCCAATAATAGGTGCTCCAATTCTTGTCATAAGCTTCATTTGACCGGTTCCAGGCATGAAAAAAGAGGTCAAATCTTGTGTAATCTCTCCAGCTGTTTTTTCCGTATCACTTTTTGGTTCAAAATAATTTTGCTTTCCTGTGATCTTTTCTGAAATTTTTTTTGTAGCAGTTTCTCTAAGGTCTGAAGAAGTTGGAGGATTAAAAATAATCTCTTCATAGGATCCTTTTTCTGGCTCTCCAAAAGCCTTTCTTTCCTGTTCTCTTATATTTGAAAAGCCTTCTGGAAGAAATGAACCCAAATAGTCCATTGACTGTTGCCAAGCTTTCTTTAAGTTTCCTGGCAATCCAAGATAAGTTTCGGAGGCTCTTGCAGCATGTTGTCCTATATTTCTTTTGATAGATTCAGAAGTTGTTTCAGAAGTTCTTTCTTCTGACACCTTTCTTAAACGTTCGCGTACTGATGAACCTCGTATATTGGTTGATTTTTCGTCATTTAATTCATACTTAGGTTTATTTTTAGATAATTTTCTAAGACGCTCTCTTATTGACGGTCTGCGAAGACTAGATAGATCATCTTCTTGATAATCAGAAAGAATATTTTCATTCGTCAACGTCATATCCATCCTCTTTCATCATTTTGATTGCCTTTTCTTCATTACCATTGGCAAGTAAAGAATATTTCTCTATAGAATCATCATCGGGATATGTCCCCTCTTTAACCTTATAACGACCATTTCTTTGCTTAAACTTGTCATATATTTGCTCAAGCTGAGGCTTGATGTCTTTTAATATACGTCCTCTAAGATTATGAGGAAGAGGCTTTCCTTCTCTTTCTGCTTTATCTAGATAATATTGTAAACGCTCTTGCTTTAAACGAGCAGGCATAAGCATTGTACGGATATTTTCCTTGATTTGACGGCGCCCCTCTCTTGTTTGCATTAATGTAGGAATTCTTTGCAAAGCAACATGAAATTCGGATTGAAGAACTCGACTACCAAAATCGGCTTGCAAAGCTCCTCCTCCTAATAAATCCAAAGCAAGCTTTGTATATTCTTCGTTAGCTGGGTTTTTTAGCCATTCAGGTTTAAGCCCAATCGATTCTAATAAATTGATCATTCCAGACTCTGACATTTCTCCAGATTCATCCAGTTGATCCATTCGACTAAGAATAGCATCTCTTCTCATAGAGTCTTCATATTGATCATAAACTTTATTGATATAAGGCTCATTTTCCTTATATGACTCTGAAAGTTCTTTTTTTCCTGCAATATCTGACTTTTGCTTCAAAGTCTCTTCATGTCTTTGTTGTGATAAAACGTTGTCATTGTGTTTTTGCATGAGACGAGCTCTAGCAGGATTAATCATCGCCATCTTAGTAATTTTATCTTCAGGAATGAGTTTAGAAGAGTTTTTAGAATAATTTTTTTCTCCTTCAAATTCTGGTTTTAGTATTCCCTTTGGATTTTTAGATGGCATGAAGGACTGCTCAATAGGTGCTTCTTCATCTATAAGCCCTAGCTCTTTCATTAAATTCAATTGAGCTCTTGTTTTAGCATCATATTTTTCTCCTTGTAGCGACGATTCTAAACCATATTTTTCCCTCATTAGATCTTGTTGTCTTGAAAATCCTTTTTCCTTTTCAAGACCTTGTAATGCCATAGACATGGCTTGTTTGCGTAAGTTAGGATCTTGAATTCCTTCAAAATCTAGTCCTGTAAGGTTTTTTAAAGCGTCATTTTCTTGACGGAATTGTTCTTCCTGAAGTCTTCTATTCTCTTTTTTCATGGCCTGTTCAACATATCCTCTAGAAAATGCGCTTGCAGCATCTCCTAAACCTTTCCCCAATTGTTCTGAGAAGGAAGGTCTTCTTCTTTCTGAAATGATTTGAATCACAAAATACCTCCCATTTTATATCCCAAAAGCATTGGCAAATGCATCACCTGTTTGATAACCTAATTGTGCTCCAGCTGGACCTCCAAAATAAGAGCCAGCTGCTGTTCCTCCTGCACGCAAGATTCCCCCACCAAGTTGTTGCAAAAAGGATTTTTTCTTTGGTCCTTTTTCGATTAAAAACTGTTCGTATGGCTCTTGATTAAGTAAATTACTGCTAAGTCCCATCAGTTCTCTGATGGCTTGGAGCTGTAATTGTTGCCTTCTAGAAGCTAAATCCATGGCAAAATCGGAAGTTGCTTGGTTGGCTGCATTTTGAAATCCGCTTCCATGTCTTGCCCCCATGCCCATTCCACTAAATCTAGAGCCTAGTTGTCCTTGAAGTTCTTGAAACTTTCTCATTGCAGGCCCTTCCATCTGTTCAAAAAGTGCTTCATCTCCACCTGCAAGCTTAGATAGATAGCTATCTGGAGAAACATGGGAAAATAGACTTTGAAACAGCTGCATTTGTTCTGGAGTAAAATTTGTGAGCTGTCCTTTCTTGTATCCTTTAGGAATAATTTCCCCTGATGACTTTCCTCTTAGAGAGGCGCCACTTGGTCCCGATCCTTGATAGCCTATCATTGAAGTCATGATAAAAACCCTCTTTTCAAAATTGTGAAAGCCATTCTAGAATTATTGTACCTGATACGATAGCTGGGGCACCAGCTCCTCCTAGAATAACTATATTGTTAGGTGTGACATAAAACGTCACTTGACCTGCAATTGCTACATTACTCGCATAAATTGCACCATAATAGTTTGTGCCATCTGTAAAAGATCCGGAACATTTCGTAAATTGAGAAACGGCTGCCAGATTGATTCCATGTGCAATATTCCCAACGGCATTAAAAGTATAAATTTGTCTTAAAGTCTGCTGTTTTTGAGGCTGACCCGTTAGATACCACTGTTCCCCTGTAATGACAGGAAAGTTAGTTGCAAATATTCCTATTGTACGAGCATTTACCTTGCTTGCAATATCAATGTAAGCCTGATCGGATTGCCTTGCCAATTGCTTGAGGTCATTTTCAGGAAATTGACGCTGCTCACGTAGATAAGGAGATTGTTGTAAAGGAGTATTCATGCTAATAATGGTCCTCTATCAACTGTCAAATGCATGCCGTGCAACGTAATTTCGCTTGTTGCATAAGTCAAATTTCTCATTTGGTCATCGCTTAGGGTAATTCCTATTTGAAAAGAATCTCCTATCAAGCTTGTGTTAAATCTATGCCATATTTGATATTGACCTTCAGCTGTTGGCATTTGCAAATTCACATTAGCGGGCGTCAGCCCAATATTTGTGCTTTCTGGGCAAGTAAACATCACTTGAGAATACACCAAACTATTTGGAGGAACATTGATGAATGGATCGTTGAAAGATTCATCTGGATTTTGGCTGAGGTAAATGTTGACTGTCACCTGTGCATTAGCTGTAAAATCCATTAAATATTTTTGAACAGCAAGACGAACTTGCCTTCCTTCATTCCAGTAAAATGGAAACTGTTTTGTTTGTAAAAGTGGCTGAGAAAGCCTTGTATAAGTACCAAGTCCTTGATAATTGCTACCTGTAGGAAAGGGAATGTCTATGACAAAATTGTTAGCATCGATAGTTGAAATAACTCGTCCAATTTGACCATTAAAAGCAAGTGTAGCGGTTCCACCAGATGTATAAGCTGTAAAATTTGTGGAATCTACATTAATTGTGATTGTCGTTCCAGTTGCTGCTGCAATGGTATAGGTATTTCCATTAAGTTCTGTCATTCCATTTACACCAGAAATGGTCACTAATTGTCCAACTGCAAAAGTATTGACGGTACTTATTACAGCTTGAGAAGCTTGTGTAATTCCCGTAATAGTAGAACTCAAAATTCCTATAGCATTTTGAAGATAGAGGTAATCGTTAACATTTACACAATGGTTTTTAGATGTGATTTGAGTGCTTCCTGAATTATTTGAAATAGCTGATATAGTTCCAGAAGGTGCTTCCCCAGTCCCTTGTCCTTTAATTAATACAAATCCTTGAGGATTGCCGGCGATAATTTGAGTAAAAAGTGCTGATCCAGAACCCGAATTCCAAGGTTCACGCCATTGATTCCATGTTTGAAAAGGAAGTGTTTGCCATGAGCGCTTATTTTGCGCTCGATAATTGCCATGTGTCGTAAAGTTTTCGTATAGAATGCCCCAAGTGTTATCTCTGTAATTGAAAAGAAATGTCTGTGTTGGAAATTTCCATTTGCTATTGTTAACTGGATAAGAAAAGTAAATCCATTCTTTAAAAAAGTCTCTTATTGCATTGACTCTTTGCATACCATTATTCAAAGATTGGATTTGGAAAACGCTATCAGGAATATCCAAATCTACTCTTTGAGAGCTTTGCTGATCTGTCATAGCAATGCCATACTGACCTATATCGACAACCCCTCTATCTAATGCAACTGCTGAAAAAGTTGCTGAAGAAGGCAATTCAGAGTTAATATTAAAGAATAAGAAAGGCTGTAAGTCATTTCCTGTGTAAACAAAGCGTGTTTTTCTTCCACTTCCTCCAAAACCGATTAAGAGCACATCCTCGTTATTATTGACGGTGATAATAGGTTGAGAAATCCCTGCTGATAAATATCCTCCTTTTCCGGTTTGATCAACGTAGTAAGCAGAAATATCAAAGGTTTGCCCAAATGGAACAATGGATGTGTAATAAGGTGTGCCGTTCCAGCTCCATAAAACCATATCTTGAAGTTGAATTGCATTTCCCCCACTTGTTTGAATATAGGGACTAAAAAAAAGCAATCTATCCTTAAATGGCAAAATAGCAAGAGCCCCTACAAGATAATATAGTCCAGGTTGTGTTCCATCAATTGAGACTGTGGTTGCGGTCAAAGGAGGAGAAAAATTCACCCAACCTAATCCTGTCCCTGTTGGAATTCCTGTTCCGCTTGTAGGGTCTCCATCATACCATCTAATGCCGTCTTGTCCAGTTATGCTATTAGTCAAAAGCTGAGCAATCCCCGTTCCAGCAACGGTTTGGGCACTATCAAATGTAATAAGGTAATTTCCAATAGATGCAGTTGCAACATTGGTTACAGTTCCTACTAAACCATTGATTGTCGAACCTGCACCCCATTCATTAAACCAAACTTTATCTCCAATTACTAAATTAGTATAATTGAATCCTCCCGACTTAAAATTAAAAGCTATGATCGCTGTTCCGCTTCCAGCGAGATAAGTGGCATTAACAAAGTGAAGGCCTGATTTATTATTAGTTGCCCAAAGAGAGCCAGAGAATGATGTTGTTGTATTGGGATAATTAGTGGTCCAAAATTGTTGATAATCTTGTCCTGACCAGATAACAGGATTATTTGTACCTTTATAATAACTTGTAGAGTAAAAGAAAGTGGATACAGCCGATTGATTGATTTGATAGCTATATGTCGTATCAAAAGCAAGAGTTAAGGGATAAAGAGAGCTTGATGTAGAAGAAGAAAAGTCTTCTAATCCCATGACAGGTAAACCAGGATAGTAAGAAAAGCTACCTGTTAAAGGACCTGCACCTCCTCCATTAATTAAAATATCACCGGTTGCATAATTTATTGTGCCTGTTCCAGCAGGTGTCCCTACTAGAGTACCATCTGGTGTTGCAGGTTCTGTATAAGTATTAACTCCTACTGTAAAATTAATCGATCCTGGCGTGATATTTGAAGAAGTTTCCAATCCAAATCCTGTAATAAGATTGGCTGCTCCTGCTACTAGAACTAACGGTCCTTTTTGCCAACTATTGGTTGGAACAGCAACAGAAACAATTTGTCTTTGAAGCCGTCCCAATAATAGAGTTCCTCTTTTACGTTTAGCTCTTCCCCTCCAAGAATAAAAATTATACATCGTTGGAAAAGCATCGTTATCAATATTGAAAGGAAGCCTATCTGTTTTTAGACCTTTAGCAAAGTTTCCGATATAAATTTGATCTGGCATTCTAATTACCTATAGCTGTCCAGAAAAAGTTTTTAGTTCCAGAAGGATCAACAGATCCATTAAATACCCACTGAAATCCAGTAGTCAGAGGTGTTCCGACCACCATTAAATTAATGTCGTTGTGATTTGAAATAATTCCTGTTGATTGGAAAGTTAACTGAACATTAAAGCAGTTATTTGGAAAATTTATGTTTCCAGAAGTTGCAAAAGTAACAGCTCCTGCCTGAGAAGAACCTGTGATTCCTGTCACCTGTCCCCATTGAAAAAGCATTCCATTCATTAATGGAACATATCCATTAGTAGAGGCTGCAAATAAGTTTCCTGTAATTTGGAGAGGAGGTGTTGCTGGGTTTGCAAATCTCCAAAACAATTGTGCATCATTTCCTACTCCGGAAACTTTAGAATAAGCTGTTCCCTGTCCTGTAACGGATGGAAAATCAACAGCAGAAACAGGAAGTTGAACTTGATTATGTTTGCCTCCATTAGATGCTGCGTTAAATCCTACATGATCAATGGCAATAATATTTGATATAGAAGTGGCATTAATCTGCATAAGCGGTTGATCATCTGCAGGATCATTAGGAGCATTAGGAATATTGGGGAAGTAAGAAAATGTCATAAAATTACCTTACGTTTAGTTAGAACCATAAGTACCATTATTTCCTAAACCAAAGCTTCCCCCTGAGAAAATTGTCTGAGTTCTTGTGGAAGTAAATTGTCTTTGGCTTCTTTTCCAAACAAGTGTTTCTTGTTCTTTGAATAAAGGCTCGTAAAAGTTAAACTGCTCTACATCTCCTGTATCTGCTAAAATCTTTCTAGCAGCTCCTCTTGCAATATACTCAGCCATATATCCAAAAGGAATGGCATCAGCTGTATTTAAAAAAGCAGCTGGTGTTAGATAAGCATCTAGCTCGACAAGATATTGTTTATCAGGAGGATTTCTAAGAGTGATGATGTTATTATAAAATAGAATTGCTCTTGGCAAACCTGGCTGAATGAAATAGCACTGCGCATTAATGGGAGTGTTAGCTGGAATAGCTCCAGGAAAATAGACGTTTGTCGCAACTCCAGTATTGTAGTTAATAGTATTTTGTGTCGTGCTATAGGGAGTTGGAAGAGCCCCACCATTTGGAAGAGCTGTATTTCCAAAAGGAGCATTGCCTGGAGCCATTAGTAAACCATATAAATTACTATCTCCTGCTCCAGATAGAAATTGTCCACTATCTGCTACAATAATGTTTTGTCCATTTGCTCCCGTTGCTGTAAAATAAACAGCTGAATAGACACTTGTTGTAGGAACAGAAGTGTTTAAATTAGTTCCGAAAATAGGATCGGTATTTGTTCCAGTTGCGATAATTCCAGTGATGTCAACATGGCCAGGAAGCGCAGGAAAAAAAGGTAAATTAAGAGTATATGGTCCAGCTGTGCCATTTCCAGTTCCTGCTTGTATTAAATTTTGTACGTAATTAGGCCAAATTTCAAAGAATAAGCTTCTTTGTGTATAAAATGCTACGCTGACGCCATTTACACGTGCAGACTCTGTAAAGCCTTGATAAACTGGAAAAGATGCAATTTCTTGACCACCTGGTTGTACCTGAATATCGTACAATGGCATATTGTATTGATCGATGCCAGGTGTTGTTTGAAACTGATATTTAGTCTTCAGATCAAACAACTGAATTCTGGCATCGACATCCATTAACCAAAATCGATTGATATAATCAATCAAAAGGTTATCGGTAATTTGAGAATCAGAAGGGCTTTTAATGATTCTTCTTACATACGTAATAATATCTTGCAAAAGGTTCATTTCTTATGCATCTTTTTCAAAGTTTCTGCCAAATTTGCTCTACGTCTAGTTGTGGGGTTCTTAGAATGCTCAGCTTTCTTTAGCTTAGATTCTGGAATTTTCTCTCCAGCTTTTACATGTAGTGATTTTCTTAAGGCACCTTGTTTCTTAATGGCCTCTTGAATCCATTTCTTGTTTTCTGCCATCTTAAAGTCCTTACTTCTTTTTCTTTTTAGATTGGCCGCTTTCATTCATTGCAATAGCAATGGCTTGTCTTCTATCTTTAACAATCTGTCCAGAACCGCTATGAAGATTTCCTTCTTTAAACTCATGCATAACAGTTTTTACTTTGTCTTTTGAGCGTTTATGCTGTTTGGATTTTTTCATTAATTACCTCTAAAATGACATAGAGCCTGTAAAAATTGATTTTCTGTTATCTACTGGATGAGCATCTAGTCTGTTAACTGTATTATCAACAACCATCATTCCATAATATGTACCCATTCCATCTGCTTGAACAGGACGATCTTGCATTGTTAATCTGTGATGACGACAACGCTTAATTTGCTCCGCAAGATGTCTTGGACCCCAAACAGGTTTATTGACAGGAACTTGCCAAAACTCTGCAGGCATTCCAGCAAAAGGTTTGGTCCAAATTTCTATTGTCTCACCGATAATTTCTTTATTCTCTGCTATAAAATTGACATATTCAATGCTGAAGTTATAATCTTTTCTAAATTTTTCATTGAATTTCTCTCCATTAGCATTTACTGATTTAGAAGGCTTGAGATAAATATCTTTTGTCTTCGAAATATCTCTTTGAGACATTTTAGTTTGAGAATCAGCTTCTTCAATTGGAGCTTTATTCATACGATCTAAAGTTAAAGACTTGATATTCTCATCAAAAGCTTCAAATTGCTTTTCAACTTTATTTAATTCTTGCTGAGCAAGTGAGCTGGATACTTTTGGTTTATTCTTTGTTTCAGACATACATACCTATAAAGGTGAAATATTGATAAAACTTCCTGGTATATTAGTGCTTAGTAGCACTCTTCCTGTTGAACTGATAAGTCCATTATTTATATCCCCTATAGCAAGAATTTGAGGTTTAGTCGTGTATGTTGAATTAATATAAGGGTCTACATTTTGAGAAGAATTTATATTTACTTCTATTTGATTTGCTGATGGTATTGAAAGAACATATCCTTGTTTTTCATTGAGTTGTCTACATCCAAAATACTGTGGAATTATTAATCTAACCAATTGACCTACAACATAATTGACATTAGTTGTTGTTGTGATAACTGTGGTCTTTCCAAGAGCAATCGCAGATATAAAAAACTGACTTGGTTGATAAAACTGCGGTTCTATTGGAACATTAGAATAAGCAGGTATTGGATAAGATATTATTGTCATAACTCCTCATTAAGGAAGGGACAAAATGTCCCCTCCTTTATTCAATTACTATGGATTAGAATAATCATGTAAATACGCTTTCCAGTAGATTACGTTACCATTTGCGCCAACGAGAACAGATGAAGTATCATTTGTACCCGCTCCGACTCCGATTACGAATCCTTGAGCTGTATTGTTTACATATGATCCTAAAACTGCAGGCCCATTGATTGTATTCACCTGAGTAGTGCCAATTGGCATACTATAAGGAGGTGGATACAATGCAGAACCGCTAGAAATAGAAACTCCTCCAGTATTCACATCTCCAACTGCAACCATTTGTGGCCATGTCAAACCAGGGGTTGAGGCTACAGTTTGATTAATGTTGAAAGATGTGTAACCTGTAGAATTAATATTAACAACCACAGTATTGTAATCCGTTACTGAAACAACATATCCATAGATCGGAGATCCAGGAGTTGTGCTATTTGGTAATGAATTCAATTGAGTTGTTCCAAATGCCGTAGGAATTCTGAAAGCAACTTCTTGACCAACTGTCAGATTATGAGCTGAAGTTGTGTCAATTGTGGTTGTTGTTCCAGTTGTAATTGCACTGATAAATGAAGTTCCTGGGAAGTAAAGATAAGGATATAATACTTTCTTTACATATGCCCCGCTTGGAGATCCACTTAATGCAGTCCAATTAGACTGGTTACTATTAATTGGAATAGTAAAAGTAGTCGAACCAGTCACAGTAATAGTAAATGGAATATCGCATATCATCGGCATACCAGTTGTTGAAGACTGATAAAGACCTTGGAAAATCACGACATCACCAGTGCTATATCCGTGAGCTGAGCCTGTTGTTACAACAGCTGGGTTAGCTTTTGTAATACTAGCAACTTGAATTCGAGCACCATATTGTAATAGCTGTCCAGCAGAAAATGTGCTAATACCGTTAGATGTTACAACATCACCTGTCATGATGATTGGAGTAACGTCTGCATCAGTTGCAAATACAGTTTCTACTGCATATCCTTGACCCATGGCCACATCCCAATATGCATAGGGTACACCATGGTTAGCAGGTGTTGCATAAGCACTATAGTTCCACATCTCAACAGAATCAGGAACAAAAGGCAAATTAATAACCTTTGCAGCTCCAGTAGATGTGAATGAGCCTTTTGCTAATCTTGAATATTCAGCCATATTTACCCTCCTATACGCTTAAGTTAGCTAAGCGTGTGCTAAGCAGGTTTCTAATAGCTGTATCCTGTGTGATAGCTTGCGCTTGAGCAAACTTGACAGCAAGAGTAGCATTTTGGGCCAACATACCACTATAGTATGGGTCTCTATAAATCAAATTCATGCTGTAACCATCTTGATTGATGTGCGTAACAGCTTGTTTTCCTAAAACCGTGTTATAGTAAACATCATTGCTATTAGCACTCGCACCTCTGGCTACTGGAGCTTCTGAGCTTGTCAGAATTCGTATAGCGAAAACTGAACCATATTCGCTTGGAAGCGCACTTGCATTAGTCGGATAATCCCAAACAGATTTGAATCCTTGACCAGTCAAAGAATCGAAATCTGTTTGTAGCTCAGTAGAAGATAGCATAAAATATGCACTTCTTATTGGACCAGTCCCGAATCTATCCATTCCCTCAATACCGCTCATGAATTTATAAGCATTATTTGTATCAAGGGTTGTTGCTACTAAGCTAAAATCTGATATACCCAAGTTAGTTGGGTTATCACCGTTAGATCCGCCACCAGCATTGATCTGGCTAGCTGCGGAAACGATGTAGTCGCGGAGGATCAAATCCTCTGCTTGGCGCATAGCTACTGCTAAACGTTCTGATACCCAAGCTAAGACGCCTTCTTGCGAACTGTTACTTTTATGACCATTTTATTGAAGCCAATAAAATGGCGGAGGGTCTTGTTATTCCCCTCTCTCATACTTTCATATGAGACCCGACTATCGCTTTATCCCGTTGTTAAGGATATCCAACCGCTTTAGTCTGTCACGGCATTTATGGCATTTGTTAGGAAGCCAATCGATCTTTAAGAGAGTATCTTTACAACTTTCACATATAGTCTTTGGATAATTGATAAAAATAAGGTGATCTATTGCTTTCAATGTCATAAATTTCCGCCTTGTTTCCATGCCGAGCATTCAGTTGCCCAGTTTAGGGGTCCAAGTCAATTAGGTCGGATTTATACAGGACCAATTTAAAAAAATCCTGTAATATGACTTGTTCATTTATTATGCAGCCAGTCTAGCATAATCCAAGTCATAATCTTCGGCACTGGCACTATTACCGAAGAAAGCCATCTGCGCATCAATGATGTCGCGTTGTGGAACTTGTGCTGGAGGATCAATACCGCTATTACCCAACTGTACAGTGGGAGGAGTTAGCGCTCTTGGGCGCATGAATCGACAAGTTGTGCCGCCATTGGCTGGCATGGATACCTTGTCACAAACTGTGATGTAGTTCATTGTTGGCGTGGGGACGTATAGCATTGCAGGCGCAAGAGACTGCAAAATCATTGGCCCCAAATTGCCAGTAGTCGTAATCGACATTTCAACCTCAATAGTGAGTTATCCGGCTTTTCGGATAGTTGAAAATGTTGATATGACGATCGGTAGACGAGCCTCTTACGTCATTTCTCGATCATATCTGGCGTGGTTGCGAACTCCACTACGCATGAAAGGGGGCTATATGACGCTATAGCGAGCGAAGATATTGTTATAACAACTAAATAATTTAATTGTAAATAGAAACCCCACCGTATGTGGGGTATTATGCGGAGTAATGTTTAGATTCTGAGTCTTGATTTCAATTCTTTTAATTTCTCATAAGCACTTCTTTGCCCTGCAGGTGAAAAATCCCCTGTTGGAGCATAAGGAGCAGTTCCGATACCACTTGGCTGATAATAGGGACTACGTCTATTAGCATCGATTTTTTCTTGAATGGAAGGTTGTTTTGGCTCTGGTTTATGCAATCCTAAGGCTTTAATATTCTTATATACTAGTTTTTGCCTTTCAAATCCTTCTGGCATTTGTAAGATAGTTTCTGCTAGCTCTGGATCGCGTTGTGCAAACTTATCTGCATTCTTCATGACTTCATAAAAATCAGGATTTTGTCTTAACCACGATTCTTGCTTTTCTTTTTCTAGCAATAATCTAGCCTTTTCTTCTGCTTTCTTTTCGATTTTTTCTTCTAATTTCTTCTCAAAGGAAGATAGTTTTTTTTTGAGCCTTTTATCATCAACATATGGTTCTGGATTATCCTCTTCATCATCGTCTACATGTTGTCTTCTAGCCAAAGCTTCTTGAGCTAGTCTTTCAGCTTCTTCTCTCTTAGATTTTTCTTGAGCTAGCTGTCTTTCATACTTTGCTTCAAGTGCTCTAAAGTTATACTCTTTATCATTTGCTTTAGTTTCTTGAGCTTGATTTGTTTGCTCTTCTGTCATATTTTTCTTCTCCTTAACGCTGAGATACGTTATCAATATTATTTAAAATTATAATATGATAAAAGGCAAGTTATGAAAGTCAATATTTTAGATGCTCATGACCGCTACAAATATTTCACAAAACAACAATTTGATATTGCAGAATGTTGTCAAAATCTAATCAATCAAAGACCATTTGGAAATCATCCTTTTTATATCTTTGCCCATGCTAGAACTGATGATGATGGTGTGACTAAGCGTTTGATATGGCAACCAAGATTGACTAAGCCTAAAGCACAGACTAATAGCATGCTATTTAAGGCTTATCCTGGATCTGATGTTATTAAAGTGATTTGGATGATTCCAGCAAGAGAATTATGGGAACAATTCGAAAAAGGAAAGATGACAGAAAATAAAACAGTTTGGGAAAGTATCTATAATTTTCAGCATCATAGAGATAAATTAGAGGCTCAAGAAGAAGATGATTTAAGCGATGAGAAAATTGATGCAATTTATAAAGAGATAAGCGCTCAAATGTCAGGAAAAAAATTAATGGATAGACTTTATCAATCTATGCAACAGAACGAGGAGGCGCCCCAATCTTCTTCTTCGACATCTTAACCATTCCCATTCCATCTCGAACAGTTCCTAATTTAGCTCTAATACCAGTACCATAGTTATCTCCCATACCGTATTTTGTATTAGCTGTATGAGAAAATCGTGGCTTTTTAGGCTTAGAGGAATCGCGATTGAACTGTTGGGCTTGTTGAGCTTGAGCCATAGTTATTCTTCTTGAATCTCGACATTTCTAACACGTCCCTTATGAACGTAGTCAGTCTCAAGAGTGTTTACTCTCCCCTTAGGGATTACATCCTTATTTTTTCCATTACCCATGGAACCCACTGGCTGTTTATGTCCAACGCCATAATTTGTGCCAGCATTAACAAAACAGCTTGAGCGTTGATCATATGGAGGCTGATCAAAGTTCCATGGAGACTTGATCTTCTTGCTATCCTTGACTTCTGTACGATCCTTAAAGCCTTTTTTCATATTTACCTCTTATTAAAGCAATGGACATAGGCTGCACCCATTGCTAATGGCTGAGATTGCACTTATGCAACGCCTATGCACCTTAACTAGTATCTGTATCCTGGCTTCATATCATGTCCTTTCGCCTTCTTCTTATTCATCTCTTGCTGAGAACGAATAGCTGCATCAGTATCTTCATACTTAGATAAATGACCATCATGGCCATCATCTGACTCATGTTTTACTTTTGCACCTTCTGGAAATACAGAGCCTTTTGAACCCTTTCCAACCCAACTAGAATGATCATCGATTCTTCTACCTGCCATAACTAATCTCCTTCTTTTATAACTTTATAGCCATATTGACTAAGAAATTCTTTACACCATTCTATCTTATCTTCAACTCTTTGTCCAAATCTAATCGTATTTACCCAGAGCTCTAAGTTTTCTAATCTATTATCATCTCTTATACCATTCTTATGATGGACAGTTTCTCCTTTACTCAATGGTCGTCCTAAATGATTTGCCATTATTACTACATGTTCCATTACATAACCATTTTTAGCAGCATTCGGATGATTTTTTAATAAAATTTGTTTATAACCATCTTTCATTCTCCAGTGTTTACCATTTTGTGGTTTAAGATTAGGAGTGTCTAATGGTAATCCTAAACGCATTCTAACTTTATTTTTTCTTCTTTCACTTTGAGCCTCTAATCTTTTTTTCCACTTATCTGGATAATTTAATTTCATCTCGTTTTGCCATAATTGGCGATAACATTTACTGGAGCAAAAATTCCCATCTTTTTTAGGTATAAATTCTTGATTACAATACTTACAATTTTTCATATCAGCCTCTTAAAATGGAGGCTGATATTATGCCACTTGTGACATATTTTGAGAAGGAATTCCTTTCATAATTTCAGCTAAAAATTTATTTGAAGCATCAATCATTATAGCAGCTTCTTTTTCTCGATCTTCTCTAAATATTTCATCTTTTTCAATTGATTCTAGTTGATTTTGCTTTAGCATTGTTTCAAGCTCGCCAAATCGCATAGTAACTTCAATTAGCTTTTCTAATGCTTCCATTTTATCTTTAGTTGCTAACGCTCTGTTCCTTGATATCTCACTCAATCTCTCTTCGAATAATCCCACATCTGCTTGTGAACGACCATGCCTTTCTTTAGCCATAGCAATATTAGCAGTAGCACGACTATAGAGCTCTTTGAGCTTGGCATCTTCCAAAGCATGTTGCACCATTTGCATGTCTTGTTGTTGTTGTGCGGCTTCTCTCTCTTGTTGTTGCAAGATAGATATAACCTCAGCTTTACCAGTAATGTTAAGCTTGGGAATAATTTGAGAAGGTGTAAAGACTTCTCTACCAAACGCGGCATTAATATCCATCATTTGCTGAGCTTGCAAGTTTTGCTGTGTTGGTGTCAAATCTGCTTCTTCAACTAATGTTTGAAATTTAGAAAAGATCTTACTATAAAAGAATGGACTTGGCTCTTCTCCTATAAGAAGAGCTACTTTAGATTCATTCCAGTTATTAATAACAACTTGTAGAAGTCTTTCACCAAGCAAACGATCAGAAAAATCCCATTGATCAAAGTATTTTTGAAACACCATTAAGTTAGCTGCTTGCTTAATCAATGCCGTTAGGCTTGAGATCTGCTTATCTTGTTGTCCTGACCAGTTCTCTATGTTGATGCCAGATGTTGCATAAATTAAGTTCATGAATTGATCTGCCAAAGCTAAATCTGACTCAGGGACACCGCTTGGAATAATTTTTTCAACGTCAGTCATTTCATAACCTTCGTTGATAATCACATCCCAACCTTGGCCCGATTTCTTCAAGTTATCTTCGTTAGCAACCGCCCCCACTTTTCGTTTCCATCCAGCATTAATTGTGGCTGCACGAATATCATTGTTTGTAATAACAGACCAGTTGAAAAGGAACTGTGGATCACGCATTGTTCTAACTAATGATCTAACACGCAAGTCATAATAATTAATATGAGGATCATAGTTCCAATAATATGGAATGAAAGGACAGTCATCAAATCCAAGCGGATTATCGCCTTGGTACATTAGCTGATCATTAAGCACAACGGCGAGCTTCCAAGTAGGAACTTCGACCTTTACAATTTCCATATCCGGAATATTATATAAGATCTGATCTAAATCAGCTTCTTTTCCAAAATCAAAAAACTGATTGCGACTGCGACTATATAAACGCTCCTTTTTTCTTTTCCACTTATACCATACATAACTAAGGACCATGAGATCGTTTCTGGCCATATTGTAGTTTTCAGGTAAAAAGTAGAAACTCCCATATCTTTGCGGAGTCCCAGACATTGGTGCAATTGCTTCAAGTTTATCTGGAAAACGATTCTCTGCTTCTTTTTTGCTGATATATTCTTGACACCAAACAAATTGAGCATCTGACATATCGGGGTTTCTAAAATATGGGTCGACTAAAAAAGCATTATATTCCCAAACCTTTACCTTCAATTCACCTTGAGCGGCATCATTCCCATTATAATCAAGATAAGGCTGAAGCAAGACCATTCCAGAAATGGCAGAAAGCTCTTTACCTTTAGACTTCTGCTCATGAATGCCATTAGCATTGCTAACATGCGTAATAAGTTTTGTGTATTGATCAGTAGTCTGAGGATCAGCTCCCTCGCAAGGAACATATATAAATTGCTTACGATGTTGCCTTTCATATCCCGTTACCATATTGACGGGCTGTTGAATCAAATTGAAATAATAACGTTGATATGAGTAATTAGGACTAAAATTGAAATATCTGTTTACGTATTCTTGGCAACCAGCGTAAAAGAGAGTATCAATATTACTTTGATTCCATCTAGATTGTTCGATGGGCTGAAATTTAGAATAAAGGTTATCTAACCATTGGCGAACATTGCCTTGATTAGGCTCTAAAGCATTATTCCAAGGGGGGTAATAGAAAGACAATTGGCCTCCTAGGCTTGAATGTCAATCTTAAACTATATAAGTTATTATTTCAATATCTCCTAATTTATTCTCCATACACCTCTTTTATTAAAGCGAAGTGAGTAACTTTATCCATCAATTGTTTCCTAGAGGGATGTCGAAGCTTTCTTATAGCTTTAGAAAATGTTCTTCGAGCAGTCTCGTGTGATGGCTGTTGTTCTTCAAAATATCTATATTCATTTAAAATTTCCTTGTAGGTTCATATCTATTCCTAAACCATTCCTTTTGTTGTTGGGCATGAGCATAGGGATCGTAAATGGCTACTTTATGTGTTGCTATTATATAACGCAACGCATCTACGCTGTGGTCATCCTTCTTTAATGGCTCATCCCAACCTTTATCAGCAGCTTTTGGATCCCATACATATCCTTCTATTTCTCGAATGGTATTGGAGCATTCTTGACAAATATAGAGATTTCCCTTTTTCATTTCAGAGGTCATCAATTGAATGCCATTTTTGACATCGTTGTTAGCATGTACAACATGCATTCCTCTTTTCCTTAGCTCTAATTGAAAAGCTTCTGCAGAAGGATCAATATAAATATTCTTAATGCCATATGGTTCTAGAAATTCTTGTACATCATCGGCGAATTCACTATTGGTTTTCTGCCTTCCTGTTTTCTTAGGATCCCAATAGTATTCTTTTTCTACCCACAAGCATTTTCCTGTTTGATTATAACGTCCTGTACTTACTCCCACAAGTAAGCAGCAAAATGGATTAACACTGCCATAATCAATAGAAGCAACCCAGTATTCAGCAGAACACGGGGGGCGTTTAACAACATGAATATTGTGATCGAAAAAGTCGAAAATTGCTCCTTCAGCTAGACACCATAAGCCCAAATAATTGCGCTTATAAAAAAGACCGGACAGGCTATCTCTAATACGTTGCTTATAATTTTCATCCAAGTAAGGATTGTCATCCAAGGTAAAGTGTAAAGCATAATAATTTGGGTCTCCTTGTTCTGCCTTATCTATCCATTTCTTAATTTTGTGATTAGGATGGGAAGGGTTCATACTAGCAAAACCCATGCTATAGGGCATGCTTAGACGTGTATCGATCATATCAATAATAGATTCAGGATAAAGTGTCATCTCATCGCAATATACAAGAGAAAATGTTTTACCTTGAAAGCTTCCTATAGCGCCTTCATCTTTAGCTCCTAAAGTTTGTATTGTCTTATCTCTAAATTTGAGCTGTCTTTTGCCTGCATACCATGTGCAAAATGGCCTAAAAATAGAAAGTTGTTCGCTTTCTAGCAATAGCCTGATAGCATTGTGATAGATCGTATCACTACTATGACCTACCATGAAGATTTGACTGTCTGGACAGCTATCAACTGCATGCATAAAGCGAAAAAGAGTGCATATTGTCTTACCTGTACGAACAGAACCGTGCGCCAAATTCCATTTAGCTGTAGAATTTAAGACAAATTCAACTTGTTTTGGAGATAAAGGACTCATGCAAGAAATGACCTCAAAGCCTAATAAAAAAGATCTTTTGAATGAAATAAAGGAAATGATTCAAAGTATTGAGAAACTACCCCCGCATGCGATGATCGCGCCTATCACTCATTATGATTACTGGTCTATGTTATTATTGTTATCGGCTATTTTGAAATCAGATTTAGACTGAGAGGAAGTAATAGCAGCCATTAGCTCAGTGAATTTACTCATGGTCTGATCGCTAATATTAGCTTCAGTAGGAGCATCTGTTTGCTTTAGACGATTTCTTCCAAGCCAGATAAGCATTTGAGTATTTCCTTCTAAAGCTTTTCGCATTTGAGCTTCTAATAAAAGAGCTTCTCCATACTGCGCTTTTTGAACCGCATAAACCGAATAAGCGACGCCATATTTATCTTTAAATCTTCTTTGCAAAGTATCTTCTGAAATACCTATCGAAGAGCAAATTTGTTTTTGATTACATCCAGCTTCTAAAAACCGATCGACTAATTCCCAATCGATGGGTTTTTCCGGTCTAGCCATTAAGATACTTCTCCTTAATAATCAAATAATCATTATTATAATGAATAGATATTGATTCAATAACTTTCTAAGAATATCAGTAAGGATAAAGCCGGATTACATTGGTGCATTCCAGCTTTAGATAGGATTTTTACAAAGAAAGATTGGTAAGACTGATCAATCTTCTATAAATAACTTACTTTCCGTGATAACTTTTTCTATGTTTGGATCAAATAACCCAGAAATTTTAAAGGATAATGCAAGGCAATTACAAACTTTTTCATCTCTGATAATTTCATCCACAGTAACTACATCTAATTTGTCTAAAAATAAGCCAAATAAAGTAACATATCCTTGGCAAACTCTAACAAGTAATTCGTAGGCTTGATCGGGAGATATTTCTGACTTGAGTTCTTCCATATCGTTCCTCCCTAATTTTGGTAAAATATTTTAATGCCTCAATTTGATCTTGTTCGTCTTCTATTAAAGATCTCATCGATTCATTTTTATTAAATTTATTCTATTGGTGGAATAGGTAGAAGGCAATAATAAGTGACGTTTAACTCTTGCCAAGTAGCTTGATCGTAGAACTTGCCATTTATATAGTAGGCTTCAAAGTAATTCGCCTCCTGGAATGGAGGCGAAACGAATCCCCATACGGTATCCCCTTCTTCGGGTGGATATTTTTGGACATTAATCCAATCAACTATTGTGGGTTTTAGATGCATCTTTATTTTAATTAGTTTTAGTAGAATTGGAGAAAATGTCCCAGATTTTACATATGACAGTCAATGGAAAAGTTACGATTTGATAAACATATCTTCCTAACCATTGAACAATGATAAGAGGAGCCTTAGAAAACGAAGAGTTTTCTACTTGTCCAGCTTGGCCAGTTTGTTCAACTTTTGGTTGCTCTGGATTAACGCCTGACATAACCACCTCCTGGGTTAGCCGGATCTTAGCATGAATTAAAGATGGTGGCTAGTCTAAATTTTCTATGATTTCTTGAGCTTTTTTCCAGCTTAACTTAGTTTTTCTAACAAACAAGGCAACTGATATTTGACCGAACTCTTCTTTGAGTTTTTTAGCTATTTTGACATAAGGATTGCTACGTTGATCTTTATCTAAAGACCAGTTACATTCACCGCACATTGTTGTTATTTCACATCCCCTGTTGATCTGAATATATTTTTCATCCATATTTTCTATCCTTATAGCCACCTGTGATGGAATAGGAGAAATTTTGTTAAACTTTCATCATAACAAACACTCTAAAACATGTTCTCCATAGTTATCGCATTCACCCAACATTTTCGCCTTCCTGCCTATATATCATAGGGACGATCACAATCCGTCTTTCACACTTTAAATAATTTTTAATTAATGTCTGATAATCCTGCTTATGTTTTATTTATAAAGCCCTCAAACATGCTTGTAGATAGGTGATATAGTCCACACATATTCTTGGATGGTAAAGTTGTTGTAGAATATTTGTGAGGGATCCATGACTCTCACAACGTATTATGGAAGGATCAAAAATTTCAATTTTCATCAATTTTTCATGAATTTTTGATTCTATTCTTTTTCAATCCGCTCTTATAATAAATGAAGGATTTTCAAAAGCTATCTTCCATGCCTGGAATGGCTTCCAATGTTCAATTCCCATCAAATGAGAAAATCTTTTCAAAATGGAGGCAGTCAATAAAAATGTGTAACGAAGAAGGTAAATGGTACCAAACAATGCTAAACCAAGATCTAAGGTAGATGAAGAAAATGCAAAGTTATGAAATATCCTCATAGCTATATCATACACTTTTTCTGCCAACAAAATAACTCCTGAAATAGCAAAGCCTGTTGCAATGGATAGTCCAAAAAATTTTTTTGTATTATCAAGACTTAAAATCATAAAAGTACCTGCTTAGCTTTTGATTTAAGAGACGATTTAACTTTTGATGCAAGAGATGATAGTCTGTAGGTATCATAGAACTCGTCTATATACTTTATTGTAGCATTGATCTCATCTTCCCTATATCGATAAAATCCCATTTCCTTTTGTGGAGAGTATGAACCAGAGCTATAATCAAACCCTATTTCTGTACCTGTTTGATGCTCAGTTCTAAGGTATCTATGATTGTAATCATAAATATGCGTAGTATACTCTATCCTCTGTTGATAGGTAGAAGGAGCATAGCACGCGTTCATGGTGGATCTCCAGCCTTCTTTTTCATAAGTTGTTGTAAAAAGAAGCGAATTCACTTTATTACAGGAGCGATCATTTGCTTCTTTGTAATGTTCATAAATAGAATTGAATTTCGATCGAACTTTTTCCAATTGATTGATAGCTATCTTTTCTACTTTAGATGGATTAAGATTGGATTTTATTCTTTGGAGCTCTGAACCAATTAACTCAATTTTATTTTTTAATCTAGCAACTCTAGATTCCCCACTTCCAGTTCCTTTTTCATAAGCAGTATAGTATTTGAATCCAAAATATTTGACGAAACTCATCACTCCACATGCAACTACTCCAGTGACTCCCATGCATTGTTTAAACGAATGTCCACATATCTTGAGAGTGGTAGAAACAACAGTACCTATTGCAGCTGTTGCACCTCCCCATTGGTAGCTCACAATATTGGTATATTCTCTTTCTTTTCTTGTGCGATCTATTTTCTTTTCTTCAGGTGTATCAAGAATACCTAATTCTTGTTCATCCATTTGTACAAGAAATGGATTGATAGGATTGCCATCATTTAAAAAGTTCTTAGCAAGCATTTCTTCTCTTTTCGGTATAAGACAATACGTATTATGGCTGTAAGGATTGAGAGAAAATTCTAAGATGTGTGCAGTCATAAATACTCCTTATTATTCATTTCATATTATCCTGGTAAAACCCTGTCGCAGGATACTTTTTACATATTTTGAAGTCAAAAGAAAATAAACATTTTTTATCTTTGTTATTTTTATTTGACTTATGGTAAGCTTATAGATGTGATAAGGAGGGGTTATGACTGCTTTACAATATCATTTATTTGAAGAAAATTCTGAGATTTGTTTACTCAAAAGAGAAGTTGAAGAAATCAAACATGGTTGTGATAACGTTCGCAAAGGTATCTTTGCTAGGCACAATGAAATGATGAAATTACTTATGAAGCAGCAAGAAGAAATTGATCAATTAAAAAGCCTTATTGGTAAATCTCAAGTCTTATTCTCTGAGGAGTGCCTTTTTCCTGATCATATGACCATGTAATTCTTGGATCTTCATCAGCCCTACCAGGTGTTAAGTACCCTGTCAGTTGTGCTGCGATCTCATCTTTTATCCATTTAAAGCTGCAAGGTAAATTATCGTCCTTATCAAGCCTTCTTGGACTGATTCTGATAAGTTTAATATGACATGGCAAAAAAATTTGACTTCGAAGAGGTTTAAAGAACCAAGAAACCATTTCTTTTTGAGAGATATGACGTTTATGTTTTTTTGTCCAATGCTCTGAACAATTAGCCTCGCTAACCGTTTTTATTGGCAACTCTGTCTGTAGAATTAATTCCATAAAAAAGCCCCATATTTTAGTATGGGGCGTTCTAAAATCTTAACGGAAGTTTAAATCATCTCATTCCAAACTTAAACTCAACTTACATTTTATCTTATTCAAATCATTAATGCAAGTTATACTAGAGCTTCGATTCTTTGCTTAGCTTTCCAATTATAAATCTCTGTGAAAGTTTTGAGATAGTCTTTATAGCCTGACATAGGCCTAATGGATTGATATTTGAAGCCAACTTTTTCTTTTAGCCTTTCAATATCAATATCTTGTTTAGTTAAGAATACATGTAAAGCTCTCCAAAAATTATCAGTGTATATGAATCGTTTATTCTCTATTAATAATAGACCTTCTAAATAAGAAATAAGACTCTCTATTTTTTTGATAACAATAGAATAATCTTCTAATTTGTCTGTCATATAGAAGGTTCCAATCTTAAATGTTTCGTCAAATATCTTTTTCTGTTCTCTGGACATAAGCATTAAGAATCGTTTCAAACTTAGTTCATGCTCTCTTTTAAATCGATCTAAGCGAATATATTCTTCATGTCCATTCTTCATATAAGCATCTAAGAATTCTTTGAATTCCCAATCATCTGTGCACGCATTTAGAATGCCTGCATCTTTATAAGTTAAACCATATCCTGTAATATAATAAATAGGTGTCTTTAATGATTTAGCCGCTTCTAAACGGTGTTGACCATCGATCACTTCAAAATTTTCGTTAACTAAAATAGGGTTATACATGAGTAGATTTCTTCTCTGAATAAAATCAACGAGATTTCTAACATGATTTTCTGATATTTTTCGATTACCTTCTAATGTTTTAAATACTTCATATTCTGTTGTAGATTCAATGACTGGACAAGAATTTTCCATCATTTTTAATTCACAATTAGCCATATTCAATCCTCCAGATTGATAAAATCGTTGTCATGTTATTAGAATATCTTTTTGACTAAAAGAAAAAAAATATTTTTTTTCTTGAGAGAGATATCTTATGGCATATCACATTAAAATGGAATGATTTTTGATTCTTTTTGATCTACATTATTGAGTGAAATATAGTCATCATAACTTTTGAAAAAAGCTGTCCTGAAAGCTTCATTCATGGCAGGTGTTTCAAATTCACAAAGTGTAAAAAATTTTGTTTGACCATTTTTTTCATATTTTTCGCAAGGTAATTGAATCCACCTGGCTTCATTTTTTTGAAATACTTTGATTCGTTTAATGATAAAGCCGCCCCATTTGGGCAGCCTTATTGAAACTTGAGCTATAAGTGTAGGTCCAGGGAAAGATTTATAGTCTACAATTTCGATCATTTCTTTTTCCTCATCATCTTGCTATCGCATTTTTCAAGTTTTTTATCTTGTTTTTTATCCATTTTTTCGAGTTCTTTAAGCTCCTTTTCACTTTTCTTTACGCTCTTTTCAATTTGTCTAATTTTTTTGTCCATACGGCCGTCCTTATTGTTTAGGAAGTTATCTGTGATGTATTCTATGCCCTTTGATCTAGTCTGTGCTATCATTTCTTTCCATTTGTTTGGGTCAGAAAAGCTTAAGACTGGATAAAAAACTTCTTGACCGGTCTCTGGATCTATCCCCTTTTTGGAAGGAAATTTGAAATACCAGCTACTTCCATTATAGGAAGTTAAGATTCCACGAATGTCCAAGCAGGCTTCAATCCAGTAAACATGAAGGGTTCCCATCAATTTCTTTTTTTTGCTTGGAATGGGATAGAATTCGACGATTTCTATGTTCATTTACTAAACCTCTTTTATTTCGAATTGTACCAAATTTTTCATGAGTTAGCTACCATCATACCAACCTGTGTGTTTTGATTGATTGTATAGGGCAAAGAATTAGTTAGTGAGCCATCATCGTTTTCGAATTCAATCACATCTTTTGTTTTTAAACAGAAATCGCGAATTGTTTCATATGCCAATTTCATTTCTCTTATAAAGTCTTGATGGTTGCTATGTAAAGAAATAACACAGCTGTAATTTCCCATAGAGCAGGGCTTTGGAGGTTTGTAAGTGAAAATAACAGTGGATTTTGTGCTTTTTTCGTCTCGAGAGATAAGAACATACATTTGCTTAAGATAAGCAGATTTTTCAAGTTTATTTAAATTAAAATTCTTTATCCAATCTTCAGTAAAATTTAAGTTCTTAAGATAGTCAGAAGCCATTTTCATTGATTCCTAATTTACGTAGGATATTATTGAATTGGTCCCAAAATCCTTTCTCAGTAAATCGTATTTGATGATGAGTCATGCCACGAGTAAAAGCAATGGAATCTTCGTTTATATAGCATTCAGCTCCATTATATTCTTGACCATGCTTAAACCGCTCTTTTATTTCGTCTCTAATGGAATCTTTAAGGGGTAAAATTTCTTTTTTCTTTCTGCGACTAGCAGCTAGAAGCTTGCTAAATTTAAGCTTCAGGTAATTTGGAGTATGGACATGTTGACTCCAAAAATTGTCTTTGTGGGAAAAATCGATAACAGATTGAATTTCCTCTGAAGAGTAATCTTTTAAGAGTTTATCAAAATGTTTAGCGTCTTGTGAGCTAGCGGGTTTGCCTGCTACTTCTGGAATATTCTTTAAAAGAGAAGAATTAAAAGCAGCGAGCAGCTCAGCTGCGAGCGGAGAAGCCGGAACGGCTTCTTTTTTTTTGCTAGGTTTTGAATAATTAAGAGGGGAAAAAGACTGATAGTGTACGTTATGTTTAATTTCGGACTCAGAAAAATCCTGGTTTACGGCCACTTGATTCTCTTGACCTTCATCAATCGAAATGACTTTTTCGATATATACATTCTCCTTATTTTCCTTATTTTCCTTATTATCTTTATTCTTTTGCGTTTCACTTTCATTTCTACTTCGTTTCACTTTTGTGTCACACTTCATTTCACTTTGATTTTTAATCAAATCGTAAGTCTCTTTGTGAACAATCTTTATGAGTGTCTTTTTTCGTTTCACTTCATATGTCAGAATTTGCGATTCAAATATTTCCTTGTCAAAGGTAACTATTTTTTTGAATTCTGAAAAGCGCTTGATTGCTCGAACTGCGTGGTTTCGATCAACGTCCGCCAGCTTGGCTAATTCGTCATAGGTTATGCAGATTTCTCCAACCTGAACTTCAAAGATTAAACCATGGTCATCAAAAAGCTCTGGTGAATATCTCAAATTAGCAATAAGGGTAATTAGAACCTTGAATTGCTCTACAGGTGCTTTTCTCACACTTGGATGATTTAAAAGAGATCGAGGAATTTGAATAAATCCTTTATCAGACATGGCAAAAACCTCCAATTTGCGATTGTGCAAATTTTAGCTTTCGCCTATAATGAGGACATTCCGTGTCGTTCATTATGAGCGAATTGAAAAGACCCTGGACGTAAACCAGGGTTTTTTCGTTTAATGGGATAATTCTATTCTGAGATTTCCTTAAAAGCAAGTCTTGCAATTTACCTAAAAAATTCTTGGACATAGCACGTCTCCATATGATTGTTATGGAGACCACCAGAGGGAAATTTTCTGAGATTTTTTCAGAAAAAGAATTGAAATATATTTCAAGTCTGATATAATGGTGGGCACATTCTAGTGGTGGCCCACTCTTCTCTGTAGTGGTCTCCGAAAACCCCCGACGGCAAATCGGGGTTTTCTTTTTTTTGACACCTATCCTAATTTTCTGATCATTTAAAATCAATTGATTATTGCAGTGCTCTAGCATGTGTTTAAGGCCATTTATTGATGCTTAGCATGTTCAAAACAAAAAAAAGGATAGGTATGTTCTAGCAAGATATGACCCAAAGGCTTAGCTAGGATGGCATCCTCTTCCCCTTCTGGAAATTCGGTTGTTACTATGTATTTATTTCTTTCCAGATATTCGATAACGGAAGGAATGAGAAAGATTCCCTTGATGACTACAGGCCTTTTTAAGATTATGAATGCCTCTAAAATCATTTGTAGAATCTCTGTAAACATTTCTCCCTTATCCTGAATGGCCTGTAGGCACTCTGAACACATGTAATGTTTGCGCTTTCTTATCATGCGGCCTTTTCGGTTTTCAAAGCATGGAAATCTAATAGAACGATGCGCACTTTATCATTTGATGATATGGAGAATCCAATAACCCCCTCTTTTTTTAGCAAACGAAGATCATTTTTAAATTTCTTCCATGAAAGTGCATATTCGGTGACAATCATCTCTTTTGTATAAATGACAAATTCCCCTCCATCTTTATTTCTGTCTCTCCAGATACGTGTGTAAAGAGCACCAGCTTGTGGACAGTGTTCAAGAATTTTATCTAATGAAGGTGGATAAGATTTCATAACGCTCCCCTAACTTGAATTTTCAAAAAACTTGAGATATCCAACGCATATCTCAACATTTTCCATCCGGAAGGAATGTATAGATATTCTTTTGATAAAGGGCAAGATATTTTAAAAATATTTGATAAAATTATTCGTTGAATTTTACGAATAATTTCTACAGAATGGCCTGAGAATTACTTTAGGAGCTTATGAAAAAAGTTTGGTCTGAGATTATGCAGGCGTTCAAAGAGCAATCAGAATTTAAGATTTTGGTCTGCACGTTTTGTGTGTTTATTTTAATTTTTATGATAGGGATATGTTGTCTATGCTAGCTAATTCTTGAAAAAAGCAAGTTTGAAAAATTTAAATCTATTCATCTTATTTGCTTGAATTTAATAAAAAATTTCCAAATAATATTTACTTTTTGTTAAAAAACCACAATAAATGGAGAATAGAATGTGTAAATTTATTTTTACAATGATTTGTTTGATGATGGTCTCATCCAATGTCTTCGCTGTTCAAGTGATTCATAGGCCAAATAGCTATAGAAGTCAAGAAGAGACCAATGAATTGAATCGCCTTGAAGAGCAACAAGAGTTGCTAAGAGAACAGCTTAAAATTCAGAAAAAAATGCTTCAACTACAACAGCAGCAATATTTAGATAACAAAATTCGGCAAGGTTATATTCGATAAAAGAGAATCTAAAAATTTCTGCGAGATTTTATGCCTTAAGAATTTGTCTGGACACATTTTACTCTCTTCGAAAGAATACCGAATCTTTCAGTTTTATAATTAATCTGAAGAGTTTGCTTCTTTGGCTGGGGGTAAGTGTTCTCGCCAAAGCAAGTAGTTGACATTAGAATTGATGTTAGACATGTTTTGTTCTAAGTTTCCCATTCTCGTTTCTAGAACAGCAGCTCTAGTATTGAGCTGCTGTAATTCTTTTTCCACATTTGACAATCTTCCATCTAACTTATCTATATACGTGTTGATGTCTTCTTTAAAATTTCTCAAAAATCCATAAATAAAACCAACAACAGCTATTCCAGTTCCTATGACAGTTAAAATTAATCCCCAATCCATGTTATTCAGCCTTCTTAAGATTTTGATCTTGCTTGAGAATGCAGCAATCCTTCATATGAAGGACGCTTTCAATTCCATAAACTCTTTTATCCAATTCGTTCAGTGAATGCTGAATAGGATCTATTTTTGCGTCTAACTTTTCATTAAATTTTGCTTCATTTCTGTCTACTTTATTAGAAAGATCATCTATTTTTTTAGCAAGTCCGCCTTCTACATTATCCATTCTTTTAGAAAGATTATTCCACAAAAAGGCAAAAATTCCCCCTAAAACAGCTGTTTGAATGCCAATTAACCACATTACGATTTGAGCAAATCTCCAAGTATTTTCATCCATTTTCATTCTCCTACCAACTCTGATGCTGTGACTTCGCCGTTGGTAAATCTTTCAATAGATTTAGCTAATAACAAGCTTGGTTTTCTTCTTCCATTCAAAATTTCTGAAAGATGGATCCTACTACATCCCAAAGTCTGGCTAAATTCAGTTACACTAATGCGCTTTTGAAATAAATATGTTCTTAAATCCATGCTATTTTTCTCCTAAATTTTAGGATATCCATTATGAATCTTTTGTTTCAACCTGAATCTTTCTTCTTGATTAAATTGATTCTCTGTGTTACATTTGATTCATAAAAGCAAGTCTCCCTGATGACTGCCCAATAAGCAGCAGGTTGTAGCGGCTAAAGCATCTTAATCATGTAGGAGAATAAATATGTCAGCACTAGATGAATTGATCGAAACGGCAAATAAGCTGTGTACTAGTCTTGAAAGAGTAGCTGAAAATGAAAAAATTTATAGCACAAATGTCTGCTTAGAGTTAGAAAGATATAGTTGGGAAATCTATCGAATGATGAATGATATCAAGGAAATAAGAGAATATATGAATGGAGGTGTGTAATTTCATTCAATCTGGAGAATTAAACAATATCTTACACACCAACCAAGTGATCATATGGATATAGACTATTACGAATTTGAATTAGGTAAATTAATAAAAGAAATGCACAAAAGACGGGAGGATGCTTTAAAAAGATTGAAACAGATTGTGCATGATTCATATTTGGAAGAATTTGCTAAGGTTTTGCATTATTCATGGCAAGAGGGTTTGCCAGAAGCGGAAAAGATAGCCGAAGAACTTAATTTTTATCCAATAGATTTTGTAGCTCTAGCATTAGATAAGGAAGAATTTAGAGACCTTCTATTAAAAGAAAATGAATATCTCATGGAGGAATATGGCTAAAAGTAAAGAATATCTCAGAGTAACACAGGTCTTAAGCCCTTTCTCAGGACTGAGCAAAGTCAATCCCGTGGTCTTAAAAAATGCTGGAGAAAGAGGATCTAAAGTTCATGAAATATGCACCGCGGTAATGGATGAGATAGGTATTTTTCCATTTGGAAATACATACGATGGATATATTGAAAGCTTTAAAAAGTGGATGGATGGGAAAAAATTTATTGATAGACCATCTAGATTTTACTGTGATAAATACATGATTACTGGAGAAATAGATGCTATTTATCAAGATAAAGATGACCTTGTTCTAATCGATATCAAAACATCTTCTAAAGAAAATAAGACATGGGCTCTTCAGGGATCTGCTTATGCTTATCTATGCAGGAAAAATGGTTACAATATCTCAAGAATTGAGTTTATCCAGTTATCTAAGATTGGAGATAATGCAAAGATATATCATTACAAAGAGAACTTTGAGATGTTCTTGAAATGTCTAGATGTATACAAGACATTCTTTGATAAAGAAGAGGATTATATGAATTACATCTAGTAAGTAAAAAGCCACTTCTATGCAAAAGTGGCTCTAGCAACAAATCAACGTTCTCCATGCGAAAATGGATGAACCATAAAGAACGTTACAAGGAATAATTTCCAACCTCTAACACATCTTAAGTTATAAGAAAAACTAGTAAAAGTGACAAGGAATTTTTTATGAGCAACTTACCAACAGTCCCTAGTGAAAATGAGTTTCAAACAATGGTATCTCTATCTAGAAACGCTGCAGCTTCTGGGTTATATAATGGTATAGGAAATGAGAACAAAATCTTGATGATATTACTAGCAGCAAGAGAGCTAGGAATTGGCCCTATGATCGCTCTAAATGGTGGTATTTGGAATATCCAAGGTAAGATTGAAATATCAGCACGTCTTATGAACTCAATGATTAGAAGAGCTGGACATTCAATTGTTGTTAAACAGTGTGATGCTAGTAAGTGCATCATAGAAGGAAAGCGCTGCGATACTGGTGACA